AATGCGCCGCATTGGCAAAGGTGCCGGCACCGAACCGCTGGGCGTAGTCCTGCTGCTGCGCTTCGTTGGCAAAATCGGCCCGCCCCTGCGCCTGATTGTAGCCCTGCAGCTGCGCGGCGTTCTGAAAGTTGCCCTCCGACAGCAGCGCCTGATTGCCGAAATCAGCCCGCTGCCGGGCCTGATCGTACTGCTGTTGCTGAGCGAGATTGGCGAAGCTGCCCTGCGCCTGCCCCTGCGTGAACCGCTGGTTCTGGGCCTGATTGCCGAACGCCGCCCGTTCCGCCGCCTGCTGGTATGCCTGCTGCTGGGCCGAGTTGGCGAACTGGCCCTGCTGGACGTTCTGATTGAACTGTTGCAGTTGGGCGGTGTTGGCAAACTGACCTTGCGCCTGACCTTGGGCAAAACGCTGGCTCTGCACCTGATTGTAGGCATCCTGCGCCGCCCGGCTTTCGTCGCCGGAAGCCAGATAAGCCTGATTGTAGGCGTCGACATCCTGCCGGTTGTTGGCGTCCTGCACCGTCGAGTATTGCTGCGATCCCGGCGACAGCCCGCGCGCCGCCAGCTGTGCCTCTTCCTTGGCCCGGTCGGTGCCGGCCTGCGTCCGGTAGCGGGCCAGCATCGCCTGCTCGACAGCCTTGCGGTCTGTCGGTCCAGCATCCTGCCGCATCGCGCCGCCGCTGCCGATGGCGGTCTGGATATTGCCGCCGCCAGCCACGCCCATCTGCATCGGATTGTTGCCGCCATAGGTGCTGGCGATGGTGCCGCCAGAGCCGATGGAGGTTTGCACCGGGCCGTTACCGCCATAGGTGTTGGCCAGATCGACGCTGTTGGTCATCTTGCCCTGACCGCCATAGGTGCTCTGGATAGGGCCGTTCGCGCCGAAACCCGTCTGCGCCTGTCCGTAACCGCCGAACGACGTCTGCTGCTGCGGTGCCTTGCCGTATGCCTGCCAGTCAGGCAGGCCCTTGGTATCGAGACTGGTCCCGAGCAGGCCCTGCAGCTTCTGCGACTGCGACACGCCCAGTTGACCGAGATTGGTCTGCGTCTGGGTGCCGAGATCGTAGAGCTTCTGCTGTTCCGGCGACAGCGCCGTCACCCGTTCGTAGCGGCTGACCGGCACCTGCTTGCCGTCCGTGCCGGTGATCATTTCCTGACCGAGCTTGTTGTAGGTCACGCTGCCGTAGGGATTGCGCTCGTTGACGTTGCCGATGATCGCGGACGCTTCGGCGGCCTCGCGGTTGGCGGCACCCTGCGCGGCGGCTGTTTCTTGAGGGTCTGGAACTTTCGGCGCGTCCGGCATCCATGCCATGTCACTACTCCCTTATCCACTGCTCCAGCGTCTCGCTGTCGGCAGTGTGGCTGATATCGAACAATTCATCGGCGACTTGGCGGGCATGGTCATAACCGCCGATGATCAGCGCCACGGCGGTCACGACGTCGCGGACGGCCTCGCGGTAGACGAAGCCGAACATCGGACGCATCACAGCACCCGACTGCCGCCATTCGTCCGACTGCTGCCATTTGATGATGGCGATGGTCAGCACCGGGGAAAGCACGCCGGCATACTGGGCGTAGAAGGGATTGCCGGGCAGATGCACCAGCGCCCGGATCAGCAGCCATGCGGTGTTGCGCTGGCGGTTCTCCGGCCCTTCGTCCACGATATCGTCGGCCAGCCGCGCGATCTGGGCAATCTCCAGCAGCAGCGCCACGGCCGCGTCATTGCCCATCGTCCACTTGCGCAGCAGGTCTTCGGTTATCTTTGGGTCCAGCGGAAACATCTAACCTATGATCGTCCCTGTTTCGAACACGACATCGAAGCCCGATATTTCGAACTCCGAATTGAGAATGGATGCCGTAAGCCGTGGTGCGCCGACGCGGCCGATGGCACCGCAGCCCTGCCAGCTGGCCCACGCCTTGACCGGCTGCGCCCAGTCGTCAACATCCCAGATCGCCTCATTCCAGACCGCGCCGGGCGCGGTGAAGGTGACGTCGGGCTGGTTCTTCGGCGGCTTGTTAGTGTAGTTGACGCGGACATCCATGAACGGCCGTGGCACGCCATCGGTAAAAATGTACGGCCGCAGCTGCTTGAAATGCTTGATCGCAGGTGTCCCGTAGGCCGACCATGCCAGCTGCACGTCGACATAGATGGCCTCGCCGTTATCGTTGAGAGTGGCTTCGTCCACTTCGAAGACGTTGCCGCTGTCGTCGCCGACATACAGCTGGTTTGTCAGCCAGCCCCAGCAGCGCGACGGGATATCCCGCCATTGCGTCCAGTAGGCGACATGCATCTTGCGGACCAGCTGGCCGTATCTGTTGGCCGCACCGCCCGGCATGTTGCAGATCATATGGCCGCTTTCGTTGTCGAGTATCAGCTGCCAGCCGGGCGTCGAGCGGTAGCGGATCGAGTTGGCCCGAAACTCGGAAATCACGTTCTGGTCGCTGATATTCAGCTTCTCCGTTTCGGCCCGGATCAGGATCGACATCGGCACAAGGCCGCCGGAAATCAGCACATAGATATCGCCGCCGAAATTGACGACGCAGTGTTTCGACATCGGTGCATCGAAGCTAAACAGCCCGACCAGCGAGAAGTCGCTGTCGGGATCGAGCCCGCTGTAGATCGCGCATTCGCCCTGATCCGAGAAGATGCATAGCCGGTCATCCATGCCGGTGCCGCCATCTATCGACCATGAGCCCAGCGCCCGGATCGTGCCGCCGCGCCGGAAGATCGCGCCGACCGGCACTTCCTTGACCTCGCCGGCTATGTTCTGCACCGGCAGGTAATAGACCGACAGGTTGGCCTTGTCGGCGAACCACAGCCGGTTCATGTGGGTCAGGACGATGTTGAAATTGTCAGGGATGATATGCGGCTTGCCAGCCGGTGCGGTGATGGTCTGCTTGACCATCGTCGTGCCGTCGTAGCTGTGCACGCCGTTCGCGCCGTTGACGGCCATCAGGTATTTGACTTGGCTCAGGTTGGCGAACATCGTCCAGTGCCAGTCGTTCGAGGTGAAGCCGGTCTTGACCGACGCACCAGAGGTCGCCTCGTAAACGACGCCGCCGGACCCGGCCAGCATCTTTGACGGCACGCCGGAATAGGACAGGAAGGTTTCGACCGGCGTTGACGATATCTTCCTGATCAGCCGGTAGCCCGGCCGCACCCGGATGCGATCCTCGCCAATCACCCAGTTGGTCAGGATCGGCGCGGCCATGGGATCGCCGGTCGACAGCTTCGAGGACAGGCTGAGCCCCTTCAGCGGTGCCGACAGATGCCTGACGTCGGATATCGCCGGCTTGACCTGCGCTGTCTCGATCTGGGTCACTCTGGACGGAAGGTATCTCATGTGACGCGGCCCTCATCTTCATCGAGGTCGAGCACCCGGCCGTTGACGCGGCTGGACAGCTTGTTCATCCGGGTCGAGAAATCGCGCAGTTCCTCACCGTACTCGAGCCCCTTGGCCTTGAGGAAACGGTACTTCAGGCCGTTGATCGCCAGCCGCTTGTCAAACAGGATGACGTCGGTGTCGCTGGTCGGCACCGGCTTCGGATTGCCGTTGGCGTCGGCCAGCCAGACCTGATCACCAAGGCCGGCGCGATAGGGTTCTTCGAGCAGGACTTCGTCAGCGACAACGGACAGCAAGGCGAGCATCTGCACGATGTCCTGATCCGGCGAATTGATCACCGTCGACACCGGCTGCTGAATGATGCCGATTTCGAGCGCGGCGGCGCTGATGCAATCCTTGCAGCTGACGAGTTCCATGGTCAGGCCGCCTTCATCTTCTTGAGCATCTCGATAGTGTCCTTCATCGCCGCCACGGTGCGCTCAAGATCGGCCACCTGTTCCTTGTAAGCGGCCAGTTCGGCGTCCTTCGTGGTGATGATCGCCTCGAACTTGCCGGTGTCCTTCTGCATCCCGATCATCTGCTGCGCCCGCATCGCCAGTTCGCGGATTTCGGGCGGGATGGTCTGGTCTGCGCGACGGGCCGACAGCCGTGCCAAATCCTCGACGGTGAAGATATCGTGCCCGGCGAGCATCTGGAGCATGCCTTCGTCGCAGGCCGGCCAGTAAGCCAGCGGGTAGCCGTCGGTCTGCTTGCGGCCCTGATCTTCCTTCTGGAACAGCTTGTAGGGAGCTTCGAACTCCATCTGGTCCTGTTCGTCGGCGACGCGGGTGATCGACAGATACGGCGGCCGTTCCAGCCGGATCATCAGTTGTCGCCGGTAGTGCGGCAGACCCGTCTTCGGATCGGTTTCGCCGCCGTGGTGCCAGCCCATGTAGAAACGGACCAGTGTTGGTGCATCAGTCATGACTTTTCCCTTTGCTTGCCCTTGGAAAACGGGCGGCAGACAAGGGCAATCACCTGCCGCCCGTCTCTGAAGCGTCAGGTCCCAGTCAGGAGGATACGGCCTTGCATCGCCCGGTTAGACAGGGTCAAGCCACCCATAAAAGCGATGTGGCGGGTGACTGCGTCCATGTCAGGCGACTGGTCCGGCAGGTCCAGCGCTTCGAAGTTCCGGCCGGAATAGACCTCCAGCTTCATGTATTTGGTATTCAGCATGTAGCCGCCGACAAGGCCGGTTGCCGCACCGTCGAACACCATGGCCGACTGCTTGTATTTCAGCGTCTCGAAACCGAGATTGCCGAGCTTGGCGTCGGCATAACGCTGGTTTTCCTGCAAGCCGCTTTCATACGTCGAATAGACTTCGGCGTCGGCGACGAACAGGTCAGGGTGCTCGGTGCCCCGGATGAGCTTCATCCACAAGGCATTGAGCCCGGCCTTGAGGGCGGGGTATTGCAGGCCGGTCGCACGGGCGATGGACTGGAACTGGTTCTTCCAGAACGGCCACGTGGTCGCGTTGATGCCACCGACGATGCCGGTGCCGTCATCGGTGACGAATGCCTTCAGCCCGGCAAAGGACTTCGCCACCGTGCCGTCGCCATAGACGGCCTTGGTGATGTTGTTCTTCATCGTGGCTTCGGCGTTGTCGATCTTGCCTTCCAGCAAATCCTTGATCCGCTGCGGACCCCGGTTCTTGGCAAGGTCAGGACCGCTGAGGGTCACGGACGCCACCGCGTTGGCCGGCTCGTAGTCGGCTTCCGAAATGGTTTCCTTGACGGCGCGGCTGAGCAGTTCGGTGCCCGCATACCATGCGAACGTTTCTTCGGCGTAGGTCAGCGGGCAGGCAATGGCCTTACCGCCTTCTACGGTGCGGATGCGGTCGCCCATCCTGAGAAGGGCGGTTATTGCGTTGGAGTTCGAGACGTTGTCAGCGAACTGCTTGTGGTAGTTGTTGATCGTGGTCGCGACCAGTTGGTTGACTGTCGGTTCGGCCATTTGCCTTCAAGCCCTTTGAGCTTAAAAGCCAATCTCGTCAGCAGATGCGGCAATCGTTGCTCGCAATCCCGTCGGGGCAGCTTGCCCGTTTGGCTGTGCGACAGGTGATGTCTTCTT